ATAAATTTATGAAATTAGGATATATTTATAAAATAACAAATCCAAATGGTCAAATTTATATAGGCCAGACTGGAAATATAACAAAAAGACAAAAGGATTATGAAAGAGGTTGTACACCAAGTCAAAAAAGAATATATGAATCTATTCAAAATTATGGATGGATTAATCACAAATTTGATGTTATTCTAAAATTTGATTGCAGTGTTATAAATATAGATAAAGCAGAGATATATTTCATATCTTTTTTTAATAGTTTTTATTTCATTAATAGGGGCTATGGACTAAATTTAACTAAAGGTGGAAAAACGGGTAGTGCTGCAAATATGACAGAGGAATCTCGTAGGAAAATGTCAGAAAAACTAAAAGGGAGAAAGAAAAATTATTCAATAGAAGAAAGATTAAAATACGCAGATAGAATGAAAGATACGATGAAGAAATATAGAGAAGATTATCCAAAAGGAGGAGGAGATTGGATAAGATCAGAAGAACATAAAAAGAGAATGAGTGAAGCGAGAAAAGGGAAAAGTCCAACAGAGGAAACTAAGGTAAAATTAAAAGAGGCTGCTAAGATAAGATATGAAAGAGATAAAACATGGACAATGTCTGGTAAAAAAGCATCAGCAGAAACAAAGAAAATACACTCAGAGCAAGCAAAACAAAGACATAAAGATGGTACATTTGGTAATAGAAGAAAAGTTATACAATTGAGTATGGAAGGTGATTATATAAAAGAATGGTCAAGTGCTACAGAAGCATCAAGAGAATTAGGAAGTTCTAATGCTGCTATCTCAAGTGCTTGTAAGAGAGGAGGAAGGTGTGGAAAATATAAATGGAGTTACAGTATATAAATTATCAGTTAGAACAAATATTAAAATAAGTCCGCGATGACACTATCATATAAAGGTGAATGGAATATAACTACAAATAGTCCATACCTGATTAATGGTATTGGTACTAGTGGTGATTTGTATAGAGTGACCTACAATCCAGTATCTCCAGTTATATTTACATGTCATTTTAACTTTGGCAGTGGTGATGTATATTGTATAGTTGGTCAATATATATTCTATACAGGTACTGAGTGGCACTGTTTGCCAGACTCAGGTAGTCTGACATCTGCTATATTATCGTTGAACGGACTAGTTGATAGTGTCCAGACATTTGTGAATGACAGTAATGTTGCAGTTCTATCATCAGGTACTACACATCATATAACATGGTCAGGTACATTGCCTGATTCACGAATTAGTTCATCTGCTCTCTGGAATGCCAAACAGAATGCGCTATCTGGTATAGGGTTCGTCAAAACATCAGGTAGCTCTATAACATATGACCCAAGTAGTTATTATCTGAATAGTAACCCTGCTGGTTATATTACATCAGGATTTGTATCTGCTACACCACCAATATCATATACCTCAGGTACAATATCTATGATAGAGGCATCTGCTGCCAATAGTGGATATCTGACATCAGGTACCTGGAATACATTCAATTCCAAACAGGCAGCAATATCTATTACAACATCTGGTAATTCAGGTGCTGCCACATTCAGTTCTCCCATACTCAATATACCGAATTATACACTATCTGGACTCAACGGCTATTCCAATACCAATCCAAACAATTATATAACATTATCATCACTGTCATTAACTACAGGTACTACATCGTCATATAATAATTTAACAGGATTAATTACAGTACCTGCTATAGCTGTTAATCCATCTATACATACAGTTACCAGACCAATAAATAGTACAACGTTTACACCATCTGCAAGTGTACAGGCAACACTGATATACACAATACAGATATCGTGTACTGCAACCATAGGTAGTAATGCATCTGGTAGTCTGACATTACAATATTCAACAAATGCTGGCAGTAGCTGGACAACAATAGGTACTGTATCCAATTCAAATACCGTAACTTTAGCAATAGCATTAAATTTGGTTAATGTACAAACAGGTACAATTATAGCTATGGTACCTGCAAATGCATTGTGCAGAATGGTTCAATCAACTACAGGAACAAGTGTAATCACATATATATCAGGACAGGAAATATACTAATTATGAAAAAAGGATGGCTGGAACAATATGATGTACCAAGTTATGGAAAATATCAAACAGGTGGTAAAGTAGCAATTACACCTGAAGAACAATACCGAGGATTAAATGATCAGATGTATAGCGCCATGTCATTTCCAGGTACAGGCAGTAGGGAGTTCCGAGGATTAGATAATGGATATCCTGTAAAGGTAACTGACTCAATGGGCAAATCTAAAATACTGAAAGGTAATAATGATAGAGATGTATTCACAGGTACAGTACATGAGCAGAAAATAAAGAATGATTGGTTACAAAACTATTAATTAACTTCGTGATATGAAAAAGACAACACACCCATTTGTAACATTGGCAGGTGCGAAAAATATAGATGAGTTCTATCAGAAATACCCTACTGCTGAACATTTCCAGAAAGCATTCCCAGATGCTATACCTGCTATGAAACAAGGTCATATGCAAATGGGTGGTGTTATACCATTCAGTATGCCAGCTATGACACCTGCAGAGCTACCACAGATAATGAATCAGAAAGCTACCAGGACATTCATACCTGGAGATGAATATAATGGTGAGCCAGCTATAGGTAAAGAGTTTGGTAATGGTGGATTTACCAATAAACCAGGATATCATTTCGATGGTACAAAAATGGTTAAATCAAAAGGTAGTGGAACATATCAAAATGGTGTGTATTACAAGAATGGCGGTGATGTAGTACTAGCAGAACCTGATAATAACAGTTATGCTAAATATGGAACTACAAGACCAAAACAATTTGCACCAGCATATGAAAACCAGATAGCTGAAGATATAGTACAGGAGGAAGGTGATGAATTGCATGATTCAGATAATCCATTTAAATACGGTGGCTATACAGACTATCCATCAATGACACCTGAAATGCTGGATGGAGGTTCTGTTAGAATGTATAGCGATAAACAGATGCAGGAAGTGCCACACTATAAACATGGAGGTATACATATCAATCCAAAAAATAAAGGGAAATTTAATGCAACTAAAGCAAAGACTGGAAAGAGCACAGAAGAACTAACACATAGCAGTAATCCTGTAACAAGGAAACGTGCAATATTTGCTCAGAATGCTGCCAAGTGGCATCATGAGTATGGAGGTCCGACAAATCCATTTCACCCATTGAGGCAATATCAATTAGGTGGACCACAGGAAGATGATCTGACAACAGACCCTGTAACTGGTGGAGCAATGGCACCAGCACAATCTGCACCTGATATTGCTAACACAGATACAAGTGTAGGAGCACAGCAATCAGCTCCATGGACAGCGGGAATGACAGATAAACAGTCTAACCAGAACATCAACTATGGGGCAGGTAGTACAGATGCATATGATCCAAACACAGGAAATACAGATAATGGGCCAGGTAGTAATAATGCAAATAAGCCACAGGTGCAGCAAAAGAAATATCCATATGGTCAGCAATTGGGCAATCTGTTAGGTGCAGGATTGGCAACTGCCAGCTACTTCGAGGATAGGAGAGAACAGAGAAATGCACAGGGGTATAATCGTGAAATGGGTATGAGTAGTAACCAGCCCAGATATGTAAATCAGGGAGGCCATGGCTATGGACCTAATATGCCAAATAATTTCTCTCAATCCCCTAACATAAATTATGCAGAATATGGAGGAAATACAAACAGTTATCAAAAGGGGCAAGTATTAGAACTTGATGAAAAATCTATAAATGATTTAATAAGAAAAGGTTATAAGATACAGAAGCTATGAAAATAGGATACATATATAAAATTACAAGTCCGTCTGGCAGAATCTATATTGGGCAAACTGATGATATTGAAAGAAGAAAAAGTCAATATAGAAGAGATAGAACTAAAAATCAAACTATGCTCCATAACTCGCTATTAAAGCATGGATGGGAGAATCACAAGTTTGAAATTATAGAATCTATAGAGATTGAAGGTGAAAATTTGAATAATTTGGAAATACACTATATCTATTTATATAAAACTAACTACTCTAAGTATAAAGGAAATGGATTAAATTTGACTAATGGCGGCGAAGGAGTTAGAGGTTATGTATATACACAGGAGGATAAAGATAAGAATGGGAAAAATGTAGATTGTTATAATCTGGATGGCACATTTTATATGACATTTGAAAGCATGGAGAATGCAATAAAACATTTCAGCGGAAACAATAAACCAAAATTATGGTCAAATAACATAAGTAAAGCAATAAGTAAAAAAAGAACATCGTATAAGAAGTTCTGGAAGTTCTCTACAATGAGTGAAGAGTTTATACAGCAATGCATAGATAAAAGAAAAATAGTAATTCAAAAAAGCAAAGATGGTAATAGACACAAAAAGATATATTGCTATAATCCAGACGGTACACTGTATCAAGTATTCAAATCTGCTATGGAAGGGTTGAGACATTTTGGAAAAGGGGATAAAGGAGGAGCAGCAATAACACAATCTATAAAAAATAAATGTAAATGTTGTGGAAAGTATTGGGTATACGAAATTGATATACACAAAATAAATGAAATAAAGATAGGATGGAAATTAAAAGTAGAAATGAGCAAAGAAGAAAGCAAAGAGAAATATAATGAAAGAAAGAGAAGAGAGTGGAAGATAAGGAAAGAAAGAGAACTATCAATAATATAAATAAATAATTATGAGCACTACGCGTATAAAAATAGTTGGAACACCAAAACAGAAACCAGAACTACCAAAGATAAACCCATTCCAGGATTTGGATACACCAAAGATGGAATATGGTGGACAGAAACCAGGTGCAAATGGTACTGGTGTATATGGCTCAAATCGCTATCTGGATACCTCATGGGGATGGCTGAAAAGTAATGATAAAGCCAATGAGTATGAGGTTAATCCATTTAGTGCTGTTGGAAAGAATCTGCCAGAAGCTGATCCTGAAGATGCAACAATCAATGCTGAAAAACAGGAACAGATAATGGGCGATTTCAATGGAGATGGTATGCCTGTACTCATGAATGTGAATGGTCCAAGTCATAAGCAAGGTGGCAAGGACATTGCAGCTCCCTCTAATTCATTCGTGTTTAGTGACACAGCTAATCTACGAATAAAAGATAAAGATGTACTGGCACAATTTGGTGGTGGTACAAAACCAGCTACACCTGCTAAGTTGGCAAAGAAATACGATTTGCAGAAGTTCAAAGCAGTACTAGATAATCCAGATGCTGATGAGTTAGATAAAAAGACTGCGAAGTTAATGTATACAAATTATGTAAATAAGTTGAATATGTTAGCTGCAAACCAGGAGGCAATGAAAGAGAGAAAAGGATTAGGTGATAAATCTGTACCTGAAATGGGAATGTATCAAACTGGTGGCTCTCTGACTGATAATAATGTGCTGCCTGGACAATCAGTTACAGCAAAGAGGTCAAATCACTATCAATATCAACAACCGGATATGCAGTTCCCTGTAGATAATACATTAGCAGATGTACCTGACATGCCATATGATATCAGTCAGTTCCCCATACCTGTAGAGAATCCAGGTGATAATAGTGTTACTACTATGGATAATAATCAATCGGGTAATAGAAAGCAATTCAATATACCAAATGTGCAACTGAACCCAGACCAGATGAGGAACTACATACTGGCACTCAAAGCAGGTAGCTATCCAAACTATACACCAATCAGGCAGATAGCTAACTATGCAGTACCAAATACAGTATTCATGGACCCTACCAGGGCTAAAGCAGCTATAACTGAACAGGCAAATATGGCATCACAAAATGCAGCTATGTCGGGAAATGGTCCAATAGGTAGGGCAAATGCAATTGCTGCATCTGGTGTAGCTGGAAGCCAGATAGCAAATGTAGAAGGCCAATATGCCAATCAAAATGCCCAGATAGCTAATCAGGCTAACCAACAGGCTGCACAGGAATACAATAGAGCATTCCAACAACAGCAGGATTATAACAAGGAGTATAACGAAGAGACAGCAAATGCACTCAAGGACAGATATGGAGCACACTCAGCTATGATGAATGAGTACCTGAAAGGTCAATATGAGGATGAGGCAAGAAAACGTAACTATGCATGGGCTGATAAAATGAATCCGTACTATGGATTTGATAGCAGAGGCATGCCAGTAAATAAGACAGAAGCACAGAAACAAAAGATACTGAGCATAATAGGAGCTAAAGGCCCAGCAGGTGGTCCTGGTGGAGACGCTGAAGTATGGAGTAATCTGTGGAAAGAAGCTAAATCAAAAGGGCTATCTGATGAAATGGCTGCAGTATATGTGAAACATCATGTAGGTGACAGAGAAAGAGCACAATATGATGCACAGGGTAGATTGAAGTCATCCACCAAGACAGGCTATGAGGATGAATCAGGTGTACCACCAGCATACAGAAAGTATGGAGGCATGAGTAATAAGAAATCTAAAGTGAAAATAACAGGAACTCCATAATACTTGAAATTATACACATACCAAGTTTTGTTGGTAGCTAATTAAACATTTGTTGTGTTATACCACAATTAATGTGTAAATTGTATCATTATGTCAGCTATATTGCCATTTGCGAATAATCTGCCCAAAGAACTGGAGATGCCATATCTATCTCCGAATTTACAGGAATTACAGGGGTATGCATCTAAAGCCAATTCTCTATTTGAACAGAATGTAAATCAGATAAAGAATGATTACAGTGCTGTAATTAATGCACCTGTAACAAATACTGAAAATCAGGAAGCCAAGCAGAAGTATATAAAGATATTCCAGGATGGCGTAAAGAAGCTATCACAGAGTGATACAACTATGCCACAGCATGTGCTACAGGCAGAGAATCTGTTATCTCCATTCTGGAGTGATGAAGATATGCTGCATGACATGGCAATTACAAAAGATGCTACCAGTAAAATACAACAGGCTCAGGCAGATGCAAATTCAAAAGAAGAGAAAATCAGGAACAGTTATAACCCATGGTCTGCAGCAAGACAGAAATATGTGTTAGAGGATTTGAAGAATGCAAGACGTGGGGATGGCTCAATAGCTAATGTAGAACGAGCTGACTATATACCCATATCTGACTATCAGGCATATGTAGATGAACAAGACAAATCATCAGGATTCAAAGGTATATCCAAACAGAGAATAAATGGACCAGAGCTGATAACTGAAGTTAATGGAGTTGGAGCTATGCCACAACTCAAAACCAGGTATGATGCAATGTTGGGTTCCAAGTTCCAGGGACAGTTCTCACAACAGGGGTATGTAATGCATAGACAGGAATTAGATCAGTTAGCACAGCAACATCCAGAGATACCAAGGAGTCAGATAGCACAACAACTAGCTGCTAATAAATATAATGATATAAAGAGCTACTATGACAGGAAGTTAGAGAATTTTGGACATAATGTATGGACAACATTCCAAATGCCCATAGCTGCATTATATGAACTCAAACAAAAACAGGGTGGTAAATTAACAGATGAGCAGCAGAGAAATCTGAATAATCTGGAAGTTGGGTATAAGAAAGAGGATGGCACATATGTACCTGGTCAACAGCAGTATCTGGAACAGCTAAGTCAGCTATCTACTGAACGTGAGCAGTTCATGAATGCTAATCCGAATGAGAAGATAAATGATATAGTAAAGAATCCAGAGAATTACTATAGCAAATTAGTACGCCAGGAAACTATAGATAAATTGGCAGCTACACAAGCATCTGCATATAGTTATAGTATTGGAGTTAATGAAGTGTGGGATAAAGTAGCGAATCACAGAGAGAAAGAAACAGAGTTAAAATTGAAGGATGCAGAAGTTAGATTGAAAGGCGCTGAGTTATCTGAAACAAGGCAAAGAGATTTGTGGCATCATCAGGATACACAGGCAGGCATAGCTGAAAAGTACTACGAGGCAGGTATAATAATTGATCCAAAGACAGGTGAACAAAGGAAAGTGGACCCAACAACAGGAGCTACTGTATCTAGTACACAACTGACAGGACAACAGGTAACAGACCAGCAGAACATAAATTTCTCTAATGTACTCAATTCACAAAAGGCTGCATTGTTAACTGTGGCATCAGATGCAGGCTATGGTAGAAATGGTACAGCTAATAGATTAGCCGATATAAAGGATAAAGATGGAAAGCAGTTAATATCAGATAATGATGTACTGCAATTCAAGACAGCTATGGGCAGACTCTATAATGCGGAGAATTATACAGATGCCAAATTTACAATGAAGCCACAGGAGATAGAAGCATTTCATAGAGTGCGTAAAACTCTGGAGAATTACCTGGGGCACCCAGTTCCAAATACATATGATGCTGTCAACAGGGCAAAGAATGAGTATCTGACAAATGAATATAAGCGCAGGTCAACTGATTTGAAAATACCAATGATAGAGAATGACCCATACGCACAGGCATATACACAAACAAAAATAGAGGAAGATGCACTAAATGGTTATATAGGTAAAGTACAGGAAGAGAAAACAGCACTAAAACATCTGACATTATCTGACAGGAATGAACACAAGATACTGCTGAATGACGCAGGTACAGCAGTAGCTGGAGTAGCAGATGTGGCACAAATATCACCTATAATAGAAGCTACTGATAGCAGAACAGGAGAGAGAAAGATAATAACACCACAAGAATATGCAGCAGCATATCTAGGAGGTAATATGGAACATCCGACTGAAAATACAATAAAGTTAAATAGTAGAGTGTATAATGTAGATAAGGTAAATGGTAGACCAAATCAACAAACACACTATGACCAATTTGGAAATGCTGTAGGCGCACCTGGTGGAGAGTATGAGTCAATGAAAGCTATCCATAATCTAATGGACAGATACGGTAGTTATAGTCAAAGGAATCAACTGAATAGAACACTACAGAATAAAGTCGCCAGCTATATGCCATCTGTTAGAGACCACACAGGTAAAACAGGTATGGACATCAGTTATGGATTTGGAAATGCAAAGAATCCAGGAAATGGAGAGAAGATAATAGCAGAGGCAATAAATCCTGCAAATCACACAAATATAAGGTTCCAGGGAGAGAGTGAAGATATGAGCATTGAAGACCAGCGGAAATTACAAGTAATGGCTGGTTCATATGAAAGTACCAGGAAGAATCTAGGTCAGCCAATATATAGTACTGTATCTGCTACTGGACAAGATGTAGTACGCATACCTGTAGACTGGCTAGATGCAAAAGGCAATACTATATCAAAAGTGGTAGAGATACCATTATCACCACATGTAACAGGTGAAGTACTCTCAGGTATACCAAAAAGTTCAGGATTATATACATATGGCAGGTTACTAAAAGGAGAGATAATTCAGAATGACAGTAATGATGAACATATGGGATTCAAGTCAGTAGTTGTACCTGATAATGCTGATCATCCGACAAGTGTAACAGTTAAATGTCAGCATCTGGAAGTACAGAAAGATGGCAGTGAAGTATGGGTATCTGATGCACCAATAAATATACCAATGGGTGGTAATGGTTGGAATCCGGATATGATAATGAATGCAGTATCACAACGTAGAAATAAGGACATATCTGCACTTGCATCACAAAGAGTTATACACAATACACAAAATCTGAAATAATGCCCGATTATATACTGCCAGAACAAGCTCCTACATTGGAGCAAATGGCTACACCGAATAATAACTATGGACCACTGCATGTTGGAGGTGGACCAATCAAATTGAATATAGCAGAACCTGTAGCTGATAAAGTATATGGGCAACCACCAGAAGAGGATATGCTGACAAAGATGTCACATACATCTAATTCAAATGCCAAATATGAACCCTCGTTTTTCGATTGGGATAAATCTGGTGCTCAGAAATATGTGAATGACAGACAATATAAAGATAAAGGATTTGACCCTGAGTTGCAAGGTGAAGGCAATGAACTGAAATATGCACAAGGGCAAACAGGATGGGATGAAACCAAGAAAATGATTGGTGGGTTTGGTTCAGGTCTTGCTCATGGCTTCTATGATATGGCAGCTAACTGGAAGAATCTGGCATCTGCTGCAGTTGCAGGTAATCTGTCAGATGTATTTAAGCAGGGACAGTTAGAGGAAATCAATAGAAAGGAGACAGAGTTCGATAATAACTGGCACATATTTCAGGGAGAAGACCCAACTGTATACAGTTCCATAGCTAAAGGTATACAAAATAGTGGACATTTTCTGGGAGCATTGGGAGAGATAGCTGCTGAAACTATAGCTACTCAAGCTATAATTGCAGGTACATTTGGAGCTGGAGCACCATTAGAGGAATTGAATGCAGCCAGAATTGCACAAATGACAACACAGTTGGACAAAACTATCAACAGTGCTAACGTAATAGGTAATGCATGGAAAGACTTGGGAAGATTTGCAAGTAAGTATGTACCTGGAGTTGGTAATACTCTGGGATTTGGATTAGATGCAGCAGCATATGGTGCCGAAGGTGGAGCCATTGCAACTGTAGGTAGAGGACTAACTGCATTCACTAATGATATCAGGTCAATAAATGTAGCTACAGGATTTGCGGGTAGCAATGCTGCAGGTACATATCAGCAAATGTTAGGAGAGCAGACAGAGCAGTATAAAAAGGCTAATGGTGGAATGGAACCAGGTATGTCTGATATACAGAATATACAAGACAGGGCAATGAAAGCTGCTAAGGTTGATGGTGCTCTAAATGCATGGAGTATGTTGTTCCTGGAGAAAGCTGCATTTGGAAATATACTCAATTCAAGGTCTGCATTATCTGAAGCAATAACAAATAGTAACAGGGGAATATTTGAGAAGGTAGGTATCAAACCAACATGGGGATTAGGTAAAGCCGCAGATGCAGCAGAGGTTCCATTGTATGTAAAACAACAGGCTAAATGGTATGATTTCAAAGCTAACTACTGGGAACTAGGGAGACATACAATAGAGAAAGGTGTTGAATTTGGAGCATTTGGTAATATCATGGGTGCTGTAGATAAAGGTGTGAAAAGTTATTTCGATGCAAAGTATGATAACAATGACATATCCGGATTTGATGCTATCAGGAATGGCATAGATAGTCAGTTCAGTAAAGAAGGCGCAAAGACATTCATATCCGGATTTGTACAGGGAGCATTGTTGTTAGGTATAGGTGGAGCAGCATTAGGTAAAGTAAAGGATTGGGGAGCTGCAAAATTATCAGGTACAGATGGTGAAATAAAGCAGATACAGAGGTCTGCACAGGCAAGTAAGGATGCAGAGACATTTGTGAATAAAGTAAATGAGTTATGGAAAGACCCATTAAATCCGGTAAAGGGAACTATCCATGATATGGTATTGCAAAGTGCATTAACTGAATCAGGTAGCAGTGCTCTATCTGCAAATAACAGAAAGGAATATCACGATATAAAAGATGATGCAAGCAGGGAATTTCTGCTACCAATGATAAAGAATGGTCTGGCAGATATGTGGATACAACGTGCCCTTGGATTTGCAAGGGATTTGAACCAGGAGCAGTTATGTGACCTGTTCAAAGTACCAAACACGCCAGAAAATTATGAATCAATTAAAGGTGAAATTAATGAATTGCCTGGAAGAGTTAAAGAATTACGAAGGTTATCCCGTGAGGTAGATAGTAAGTTAGGAAATCCATTCAATCCATATCAAAAGGATAATGATGGTAACAGGTTATATAAAGATGGTACAGAGGAATTCAATATACAGTATAATAACCAGAGGATACATCAGATAGCGAAGGATTATGTAGTAATGATGAAGGATAGTGCAGGTAGAGCACTAAAGCGTCAGAATGACCTGTTGAATGGCAAAGGTAATGATACAGGTATAATGGATATGGAATTTGCAAAAAACCTGGGTTTCAGTGACATATTCACAACTACATCAACAGAACTGTTAGATAAGCATATAGCTGACTATACAGAGATACTGAACCTGGACCCGAACAACACAGATGCAAAGAAGGCTGTAGAAACAACACATGCATATAAAGAGGTGCTAACAGGATACCTAACAGAGTATGCAGATATACTAAATGAAGGTGCTACTCATGACAGAGATGAGAAACTACAAAAGCTGAATGATAAATACAAAGAAGAACTGACAGATAAGTTACATGAGTATCTAGAAAACTCATTGATAACAAGAAATCTGAAAGGTAAAGTAGTTGACAGAAAAGAACCACCAACTAAGGAACAGGTATCTGAAGCAATGGATAAATTGATGGACTACTATCAGTTAGGTGTAGATCATCATAGAGCATTACATCAATTGAATATAGTACTGGACCCAAATATAATCAAGAGGTTCCAGATGTCATTTGCAGAAGAAGGAGCAAAAAGACAAGCTGAAGCAAAAAAGAATAAGGAAGAAGAGCAAACTGTAACTGAAGATACAACAACAGGAGAACCAGTAAGTCCAAAACCTGTACCTGAAAAAGAAGATGAGTATACACCATTTGAAGATGTTACAACCACAGAGCCAAACCCTGTAACTCCAACAGAACTAGGTATAACAAACGAATCAGCCAAACCTGTAGTTACAACTACAAATACAGATATAGAAGCTGTACGTGATAGTATAAGGAAGTGGATACATGACTATCCAGATACACCATTAACACCGGAAGCAGAGCAGTATCTGAAAAATGATAAAACTACACTGAAAACTACTCTGATGTTCGCTAAGGGTATATATGGTGATAATGACGAGGAAGTATCGGATAAAGAGATTGATAAACTCATTGACAAGCATTTCGATAAAGGAGTAAAACCACTCAGTTATCCACATCTGCATAATGAACCCAAGGTGGTAGAAGAAAATGGCAAATGGTTAGTAAAGAATAAAGATGGCAAAGTACTGAGTAGCCCATATGATAGTATCAGGGAAGCCAATCAGACATTACAGAGGTTAGCTGAGTGGTATGATATAAATGGAATGAAGGTACAGAGAGGTCAGTATATGTACGATGCTGGTGGAAATAAGTATGTAGTAAAGGATAAAGAAACTGCTGTACGTATAACAAATAAAGGTGAGGCAGGTACACCAGTATCAATAGTTGATAATGCACTGACTGATACAAAACCTGAATCTGTTCCAGGTAAGCCAGAAATGCCGGATAACAAGTACAAGTTACAGAATACATATGAACTGACAGGAATGCACCCTGCTGGAAGTACACTTGAAGAGAGGGAAGCAAATCAGATATTGGTTGATAAAGTACTCAGGCAGGTATCTGTAGATGGAGATAATTTCAGTATTGTAGTTACTAGTAACAATAAACCAGAAAGTACATACGATAATGATGTAACTGCAGGTAATCCATATATAACAATCAATAGAGAACCGAATACAATTGCCATATACAGGAATGATGGAAAGGGTATACCAATGTTATATCTGACACATCCGAACAAATATCAGTTCACAAATCCATTCACAGGTAAAGTATCATCTGTACCTGACAGAGAATGGTTTGAGTATGTATTTGACATGAACGGTAAACCAAAGGACGAGGTATACAATCAATGGATGGATAACTATGCCAAATCACAACAATTGGCAGAAGTTATTGATGACGTTAAAAACAATAATGGTGGAGTATTATCAGGTACAAAGTTGGGTAAGCTGATAAAACTGTCAATAGGTACTGCCGAATTTGATACAATACCACGTGAAAGGTCAGATGGATGGCCAACAATACAACAGGTTATAGATACGGGGAAGGAAGTAGTATGTACAATTGACCAGAATAATGGAGATGTTGTATATGGTGAGAAACCGGAAGGAGTCACAGTTCTCAAAGAACCAAATCCACTAGGCAGGTATATAACACTATTCAGGTTACCTGGTGGTGATATGAGATGGGTACAAACAGTTACACCAGACTATGCAACTAAAGTAGATAAAGAGGTAGAAAGAACAGAACTGGATACATTTGTATCTGACCATATCAATGAAGCATCTAAATCAATTAGGGAACTAACATCTGAAGGCAAACTGAAAGAAGCTGAAGCTACCAGGAAATTAGCCAGTAAAAAGTTAGGGGAAATATTCATAACCCAAAATCCAAAAGATAATGTTGTTGTATCACTCAATATGAATATGGGTAAAAATGGATACATCAATGTTGGGTATAAAGTAAAATACAAAACAGATAATGGATGGGTAGAAGGTACAAACCCACTACACATAACTATAAATGCTGGTCCTGGTGTAGACAAATCATTGGAATTTCAGTCAGGTGAAAAGTTCATTGAAAAACTCAATGTGCTATCAAACACATATCTGAAAAAGAAAGGACTGCCAGAAATAAAGATAGAGCCACACAATGTAAGAAAGAGTTATCCAAAAGGAAATATTGATGCAGATACAATAATGCAATCAAAAATAACTACATCAACAGATATAGTAAAGAATATCAAGTTGAAATATGATGTAGATAAAAGTGTATTATACCAGGATGCTATACCTGTAATTGCACCTGTATCTGATATAGAATCTAAGAAAGCTGATGAAATAAGTAAAGGTATAAATCCAAAATCTGATGTATCTAAATTTGTAATGCAAAGAGATAATAATGACAGAGTTAAGTACGGTCATTTGGATGTAAAAAATTTCTATGTACTTGAAAGTATTGCTAGAGAAGCATATCATCAATGGCAAATTAAGTATCCAGGTAGTGCAAATGATCAATCATTTGAAAGAATTATACAACGAGGAGGTTTCACTATAGATGAATTAAATGAGTTTGTCCCAGATTGGAAGAAAAGATTACTTAATGCAGAACTAAAAGTAATTGAAAGACAGAAACTAATAGAGAAAAGAGAATCAATAACATCAACTGAACAGCTAGCAGAAATTGGATATACACCAACAAAATCAGAAGAGCAGCAGATACAGGAATTGATAGATAGTCATAAAGATGATCCAATGGCTATATTCAACACTGTAACTAAATCAGATAGTGCAAATAAGTTAATACCAGTTGGAAAGGCGATAACCGTAGCAGATGTAGTATCTATAGATGAGTTTGATAACTGGATGTCTGATAATCTGCCAGATTGGATAACTAGAGGCGAATTAGTTCCAAGACTGGTAAATGGTCATATAACTGCAGGAGAGTTTGTAACATCGCTCAGACAAGTACTAATTACTCCAGATAGTCCATTCAAGTATCATGAAGCATTTCATGGTGTATACAGAACATTGTTGTCAGGTGAGCAACAAAGAGCATTGCTGGATGAAGCACATGAAGTTAATCCAATAACAGATAAAGAGTTTGAGGATTTCCAGAAAGTATATGGAGAATATGCAACCAAGGATGACTATCAGGAAGAATGGATAGCTGACAAGTTCGATGAATGGAAGGCAAATCAGAAGACATATGTACCTGGCAGCATCAAAGCATGGTTCCAGAAGTTATGGAATATGCTGAAGGAGCTGTTCAACAAATTAACAGGTAGCCAGATAGAGAGCATGTTCTATAAAATGGACAGAGGTGAATTCAAACATGCCAAATTACAGGATAATGAATTCACAGCAACTACATCTGCAAATGACAGTGCTCTGAAGTTAATAGAACTCGGACAGGAGGAATATGTAGGACCAGATGGCAGAAAGGAGATAATAACCAAAACTCTGAACCAACAGGATGGTATGAGGTTATCCAGTACCATAGCTGCATTATATCACATGCAGTCATTGGTATCTGACCATAACAAATCACAATTGCTCAATTCAATACTGGACAACTATAAAGCAACTCTGAATCCAAATCAGCAGAGATATAGTGAGCTGTTCACGAATAAATACAAAGCCGATAAAGTAGAAGCAGTTGCATGGTTAAGGAGATTAAATGAACAATATAAGTTATTCAGTAATCCAGATAGCAGAAATTCACTGATTGAAGCAGTTGATGAGCATTTGAAATTGATGGGTTACAAACAAGACCTGGAAGATGATAAAGTAATTAAAGTAGAGAACCAGGTAGGAGCAAAGAACTATGATACAAACGCTGATGAGGTAGGTGGGTATAATTCACTACAGGGAGCAATTAGAGAGTATATAGGTTCTACTGTAGTTCCGTATATAGATGAATTCGGTAATAGTGAATTTGCCAATGGTCAGCAGATGTACCAGGCTGTTGATGGACAGAAGATATATAACGGACTAACACAATTATTAAAGAATGTACCTGAGTATGAGAATATGCTTGATAAGCTAATAGCTGTACAGAACACAGATAGTGAATCAGCAGCAGTTGTTCGAAGATTGTTATCAGATACAGGATTCAATAAAAATGAACAAGGTATACGGAGTATTGAAAAGAACCATCAGCTGTTCATTCAATTCATGGATGGGTTCAGGCAGGCATCTGTAGGTCATGTACTCGTAGAAGCAGGTACGAATGAAGGTGCTGTGGGTACAGTTACAAGAGCATATGAGGCTAATAGGAATAGCAGTGCAAGGAACCAGGTACAGGAATGGGCATCTGCATTTGATGAGCTATATCTGAAAGGGTATGACAATGCTACTGCAAAGAAAACATATGCAAAGGAGAATACAGTAGCTATAGGTAAGTTACGTAGTCAGTTAATGAATACTGAAAATGTATACAGTAATGATAATGAATTTGTAAATGATTGTCAGAAAATATCCAATGATATAAAACAGCAGTTAGGCATATCAATTCACCAAAGATATATACAGTACTCAATAGCCAGTAATATAACTGATAAGAGTTCGTATATGAATGAACTACTGAGTACATATACAGCAAAACCGATTGACCCTACAGATATATACGAAATACGTGAAGTACTATTATCTGATAAACTAGATGAATCAGGTAAAGTAAAGAAGAATAACCCATTCATATATGCAGATAACAGGTTGAAGAATATAGCTGAGGGTAATGCTGAATTTGATGAGACTGTAGACAGTACCAATTACAAGAATGCCGAGGGTAAGAATATATATGGATTCCAGAAGTATAACTACATACTGGAAAAAGGTATAAAAATAAATACAGATGCAGAAATAGAAAAACTGAGAAATAATCCAGATACCCAACTATGTCACCTGTTAGAAGATAATGAGTGGTTGAACTGGAATAAAAAAGTATCTCTAGTTGATGGACTTGCATTGAGATATTTCGACATTAAGGGAGAAGAAGTATCAGCACCTGCATATCTAAGCACTAACAAAAGCCCAGGTAGTACACTCAAGAATTTCAATACAAGAGAGTTAAACTATTTCAAGTTCTCTGTATATGCAAATCCAACTGAGTCAAATGCTATATATGGTACAAATGTGATACCAGCTATCATATCTGACAAGAGCAAATTGTATATAGTAAATGCTCCGGTTATTCACTCTGTATACATCAACAAAAAAGGAGAAATCAAAATTGCACCAGATGCAATGGATAAGCTGTTAAATATAGTTAATGAAGAAATAGCCAGAATAGATAGAGTTAAGTCAGAGATTGATGAGCTATCTGAAAATAACTATATAGCAGATTGGCACCAGGGTAAAATGAGTGGTCTGAAGTTTGACAGAGCTAAACAGATGTTGGGAAGTATAGGTAAGGAATATCAGAATGCTATAATAAATAATGAAGCAAATGAAGAAATATCCAAGCCATCACAATCTGAAATCAAATCACAGATAGAGAAGTATTTCAATGAAACTATAGGTAAGTATTTGAATGAAGATTTGATACAGCAAGGATTAATTGAAAAGAGTGATAAGGAGTATATAAACAAGATGCTACCTGAGTATCTATGGAAAGGTATACCGGGGAAAAAAGGTGATGGATTAAATCTGAGAGATAATTTCAAGTTCAACATATCCCAGATATATATCAGTAATTTCATCAATGCTGATGGATTTACACATCTGCTATCACCAAATGGAATTAACACAAAGAGATTATCATTCTGGAATGCAGATGGCCCAGGTGCAGCAAAACCAAATATAGTAGCACCGCATCTTGGTATAGACAGACCATTAACAAACTTCCATATAGCAATATTGAAAGAACCAAAGGATGAAAATGGATTTGACCATGCTGATAGTCAAGGATGGATAACTGAATTCGGTATGCGTAATTTCCATTGGGGATTTGGAACACTGACAAAAAAGAGAGCATCTGCATTAGATAAAGTAGAGAAAGGTGAGGAGCTATCTAATAATGAAGTACTAGGTAAAGATGGATTAGTAGATACAGGTGATGTATTAAATCCATTGAAACCCGTATACTATGATGGATATACAGGATTGAAACTGTCTGTACATATGCTGTCTAAAGGACAGGTAATGATAAAGGACAAGTCTGGTAGATGGATACCAGACCCTGCAAGAATGGAATTATACCATATCTGGAAATCAATGAGGGATAATGAAAAGGCTACAGGTATACCATCACTTGTTGTACCTGAATCAGCATCCAAATTACAGACAAAAAGTATAGCACCTGCAGCAGACAGAATAACAAGTAGTCATTTCAATAGCACAGATGCAAATTACTGGCGTAAACAGTTGGAAAATCCATCTAACAAAACTACAATAACAAAACCAACACAACCAGTATGGCAACTATCTGCTGAACAGAATGATGATACAAAAGTATATGGTACAAAGATTGCAGATATCAGAAAGAGGTATGGCAATGATGTAGCACAGAGGTTACAGAATAACTGGAACAATGCACTCAATGGTGTATTTGAAATTGTAGGCGATTCACCTGTAGACTTATCAGATACAGATATAGAGAAAGTTAAACCAGTGCTCGGAAAGTTCTATGATAATATGAGGGAGCAGTTACAGTCTACAGGGTCTGACGAACAGACATTGGGATTTCTGGAAACACGCAAGGATGAAAATGGAGTATCACAACCGATATATGATTTGAATTTCCCTGCAACATTGGAGAAATTCACACAACAGGTATTGAATTATTTCGGTAGGGTAATGAATGAGAAGGTGCCAGGGCTGATATGCACAAAGGTATCACCATTTGGACATAACATAATCAGGGAAGTGTATGAAGTAGATAGTTATGGTACCCCTGTACTTGGAAAATGGAGAGTGGTACCAAGGTCTGAATATAGTAAGGATTTGGAAAAGTATGGTAATCCAATAGGATATACAGATATAAAAAACAGAATACACACAGGACTGAAAGCAGGTGATATAATCATTGACCATCTGAGAGCCAATGTACCTGAATATAAAGATGGAGTAGCTACAGGAATCAACTATAGTGAGTATCTAATACCTGTACATCATGCAGAAGATAACGGTAGTGCAGATAGTCCAGTAGCTATGGGTTACAGAAATGATATACCATATGCTGCAGGTAATAATGGTTCTGTATATAAGAGGGTAGATACACTACCTGCATATCTAGGTTCAATAGAAGTCAATCCATCCATACAATCACAGGCTGGTGGCAAGGACCATGATTTAGATAAGGACAATTTGCAGATGTATGATATATATACAAGTAATGGAAAATTGGTTAAATACGGAACTGCAACTACGAATGATGGAAAATTCAATGAGTATCTACACTATCTGTTGAAAAACAATAAAGAACTGAGAGATCATGTTAAAGAAAGAATGAAAAACGATGCTGTTCAGGATTTGATATCTGAATTAAGATTGACTGAAGAACAACAAAGTGAATTAATTGAGAGAATATCTGGAAATGTGTATTCATTACAAATAGCAAAAGACCCAACATGGTTATATAATCGTAGAAAGGATTTATTAAATCAACATGCCAAAGGTGCACAAAAGAGTAAAAAGTTAGAAGAAGATATACAAAAAGAATTAGAAGAAGCTAAAGCATTCTATATAAAAGAAGGATTACAATCACTAAAATTACCAGCTACTGTATCTGAATTCATTGCCAGAGGTGGAGAAAGTCTGAATACAGGTGTGATTAATAACAGGGAGCTGGATAGTAAAATTGCACTGGCAGGTAATAATCATGTGGCATCTGGTGATAATCCAATGAACTTGGAAACTACCAGTACGGCACTATTGAGTGATTTGATAAATCCAGATAATGGAAATAGTTACTATCAGATATTCAAGAGAAAATTAGAAGAAGATAAACCCAATAGACAGAAATCTGCAATAGCAGTACCTGTAACTACAAATTTTACCAGACAGTCAGTGAAAAATGACCCAGAGTATTTGTATTTATTCACAGATAATGCAAAAAGAACATCTGGCTCCAATAGTATAGATAAGACCAGTCAGTATGTAAAAAAGTATGGACAAGGTAGTTATCCAGGGATGACTCAGGCAGTTATCAGAGGATTAGAAAATGCATACCCAATAACTACAATGGTTGATGATAAAAGAACCCAGTGGGATGACAGTAAATTAGATGAATACAAATCAATAATAGATAGTGAAGTAGGTCATATCAAGACTGCTATATCATCTGGACAATATAAAGGTATCAAATTTGCAGCACAGATGCCATTTGGTAAAGGTCAGATATCAAATATGAGAGAATCTGCACCCAGGGTATGGAATTACATGAATGAAAAATTAAAAGAGATAGGTATAGATAATACAGAAAAGGTTCCAACAGTTATAGAAAAGCAGGAAAGGTCTGGATTATCAGAAGAGCAGAAAAGGAATATAGAGAATCTGTTGAGGTCATTTGAGGGTTCAGATGTCAACATCAATGAAATGAGAGGGCAGTCAAGAATCCATGCTAATATATCTGCAGGTAAAGGTTCTGTAGGTATAGCTGCTAATGGAGTACCTGTATTGTCATTTGTACAACAACACAATGTAGTTGTGCCTGGGAACTATATCAGGTTCGGTGGAGTTGACTATAACAAATTAAATGAAACTACAACAACTAACGGTACCAGGAAATTCAATGTATTGATGACATACATTAATGCAATGACAGATAATGCAAAACTGGATGGACTGGCTGCAAAGTTGGGATTGACAAGAGAGGCATTATCAGATGCTATGGTAATGAATATGGTAGGTATGAATATAGATGATGCTGTTTTGTACATGTTGCAACCATCTGTTAAAAAATACTACAACGATATTGCATACCTGAGAGGTACTTTGAAGTCCTCTGACGAGTCCAAACAAAGTAAAAATAGGGTACTGCAGGAGGCTATAGAAAGTTATGGTAGTAGAAAGCCACACCAACTAACCAGAAAGGATTTAGAAGATGCTATAGTAAATGCAAATAGCGATATAGAAGGAGATGAACAATATCAACATGCTCAATTATCTGCACTATTGGATATACAGAAAGCACAGGAACTCGGAAGTGCATTGTTGAATCTGTCAAATGTATTGGGAATAGCAGGTGGTCTACCTGTATCATGGGAGGAAATAGATGGACTGAAAGAATCACTGACTAAACTGGGAGTAGTGGATGGCAAATCTGTGGATGACTATGATGGTATAATAGATATCAGAAAGGAGTTAACAGAAACTGACCCAATAACCAGTAAGTACATCAAAATGCTAACACAGATAGACAAGCTATCCCCATTGCTATTCATTGAGAAATCTGAACTGTTCAAGAGAATGCAGGATATACAGGTAGCAAATCTGAAAGTGAAACCGAATGAAAGGGAGCTATTCGTGAAGCAATTGAAATATGATATGATTGGCTACCTGTCAATATCAAATCATATATATGAACTGGAGAAAAAAGGATTGATGAGCAACAGGAATTCTCTGGATAATGGATTAATATATGAAGCGTCAAAAACTCCAGGACAAGAGGATATAACTGAAATAGTGAACAGGTTGAAAAAGACACTGAAGGGTAGAAAAGCTAACTATTTCGTCAATCAGTTTCTATTCAGCAGTAAAGCAGGTGAGGAAGGTAACAGGTCAGGTATAAATAAGTTAGATGCAAATAACTGGGCTAAACTATCAAATGAAAGGCAAATACAACTACGCGATTCATTCATGCAACTGGTAACTAATCCAGATACCAGAATTGATGGATTGAAAATATTCAACTATCTGCTGGTAAAAGATGGTGGCCAATTCAAGGACAAGTCATTTATCAAGTATGTTGCACCTGCATTATTCAAAGACCTGTCAGATAGTACAGCAAGGGTTAGTAAAGCATTAGTTATGAAAGAGTATAGTGATGCAGATGCTGTAAAACTATTCGGAGAAGGTAAGGATTGGAATTATATGATGAATAACTTCGTGAGTAATTATGGTAAACATGTAGACAACAATCACTATCAAAGGTATATAAAGATACCATTCAATAATACACCAGCTATGTACTATGAACATGGTAATCTGCAAATAGACCTGATGAAAGGGGATATCAAAATGAATGCTGAAGCATTGAAGAATGCAGGTTTAAATATCATATGGGTAGATAGTGGCAAAGTTAAAGAGGGTGAAGCTGTAATGTACAGAGCTGTAGAGTTCCCAAGAACATTCAAGTCAGGTGAACAAATGTATGAATTGCTGAATGACAAGATTGGAAAAGGTCAGTTGATAGCTACAGGTACCAGAGCTGTATACAAACCAATTGAAACTACTGGAGCAAGAGGTACATTCAAAGCAGGAGGGGCTACATTCGGAAAACTACCAGATACATCAAAACTGATAACCAAAACACCAAAAAAAGAAACAATAACACAACCAAACTATCTGCCAGGACAAAAACAGGTTAAACAGGAGATAGTAGAGCAGGAATCACCAGAGCCACAAATACAGGCAAATACACCACAGGAAGCCATCAAACAGCTATCTGAAAGACATGGTATAACAATAGCTAATGTAGCTGGTAAAGCAGTTGCATATAAAAATGGTGAAGTGTACAATGTACCTGCAGGTATGACACCAAAGCAGTTACTGGAAAGTCTGGATAATCCAAAACCTGCAATAGTTGGTACAAATATAATATCGGGTAGTAATGATGCATTATCTGCAGCATTGACTAATCCAACAACAATAGCTAAAAGAAAAGGTACAATAATAAAGGATTACCCTGTAATGTATAATGGTATCAGATATCCAGATGCAGAAGCTGCATACAAATCCTCTAAAGTGAATGATGATGTGCTGGCAAAGAAAGGTCAGATAGATCCAAGGAATAATGAGATAATGCAAAAGATACTGGTAGTTAAATTAGAACAATATCCAAATCTGGTAACTGGTATAACTGGTAGAGGCGGTGTAGAGTTTCTGGAAGCAAGTTCACACATTGGTTTCGGAAATAGATTTGAAGGACAAGGTAAGAATAGTGCATTTATCAATAATCTGATAGAAGCATATAAAACGGTGGCAGGTCAGAAATTATCAAATGTCGATATGGACTATGATGAGAATGATGGATTTGATGATGATGCATTGATGGAAATAGCTATGAAACGTAGTAAAACTAATGTAAATTTGCCAAGTAACGAAGATGTGGAGAAAGGATTAAAAGACTGCGGATTAATATAACAGATATGAGCAAATGCCCCAATAAGTTGCATCCAGATTGGATAGAATTAGTAAAGGAATTAGGTGTTAAAGATGCATATGCTGCATTTCTGATGCATGATGGTGTACCTGATATAGAAACAGGTAAGCAGTTGATTGATATATATCACCAACAGACAATAAAAGATAGAGTAAATATATATAAACAGTTAACCAAAAATCAAATAGAGGAGGTAAAACATGAACTACAAGGAATTGTTAGCGGAAAAATCCGAAAAACTGGGGAGGAACATATCCAAACAGCCCTTAGCCACTTTACAGGAAGCAAAGAACCAAGTATTGAGGATAAAAGAACGCTCAAAGAGAGAGATGATGAAAACAAAAACTTCATAAATTTTGTTAAGCAGAATATGGGGTATTCTGGAAAAGTAGATGAGGATAGCAAAATAGGGAGAGGTAATGAGCAAACTGTATATTATAAACCTGATACTAATACAGTTGTTAAATTAAATAATGGTGTATACTATGGAGGTAACTGGAAGTATTATCTACAAAATCTACTTGTACATAATTATTTATTCCCTCAAACGGCATATAAACTCCTGGGATTTATAGATTCAGAACATGAAGGTCAAATAAAAGCTGTTGTAGAACAAAAGTTTATAGATGATAGAAGTAATGACAAACAAGATTTGGAGAAAGTAAAAGGGTATATGGATAGTATAGGATTTGAATATGTAAAAGATAATACCTATATAAATAAAGATTTAGGAGTAATTATAGATGATCTTCACCCGGAAAACGTCTTAAGTTCATTAGGAGAACCTGCTGTAATTGATAGTATAATAAAGTTAAATCCGAACTTCTATCAGAAAACAACAACAACAGATACCAAACCAAATAAAGAGTTAGATAATAAAGTCAAAGGATTTCTGAAATCAGTAGGTGTACCTGTAGAAGAGATAGCTAATAGAGGTCAGGACTTTGCTGCAATGGCAGATACAATCAATGGAGTTATAAAAGTAGTAGATGGTAAGGCAGATATAACTACACTGGGGCATGAGGCTACACATATGTTCCTGGATCTGCTACCTGAAGACTCTGTACTGCTGAATGATATAATCAATGATGTCAAGAAGAGAGATGAATATGATGAGGTGTATGACAGGTACAAGAATGATCCGGAATATCACAATGCAGATGGTACTGTGAATGAAGAAAAGATGGCTAAAGAGACTGCTGCACATATTATTGATGATATAATTGTGAATAAATTCAATGATAAAAAAGCAATGAAATGGTGGGAGAGATTATGGAAATGGATAAAGGATAAATTCGCAGGAAAGTCATTGAACAGTTATGAGGATGTAGCTGAGGATATACTGGATAATGACATCAGTAAGTTATCCAAATCCAGGTTGAAGAAAATGAAGGAAGCTAATGAACGTGGGGAAATATACTATCAGCTATCAGATGAGGATAGAAAACGTGTAGAGAATATCAGAGATGCAAAAGGTACAACAGGTAAACAGAAAGCTATAATTGATGCAATATATCTGAAACCTGATAAATTGGATGAATCAATTGAGAAGACTGTATCTGAAATGGGCATCAAGTCGCATATCAGAGTTATACTTGATGATACATCTCATGTGTATACAGATATACATGGAGAAGTATACGACAGTACAACAACTAAAATTAATGGTAAGTTCTCACCAGAACAACAGGAATTATACAAACTTAATAGAGAGTGGGGTAATCAATTCGATGAAATACTACAAGGAGTTATACTCGGTAAATCAATAGATGAAATAGATACAGCAGATTTGCCAAATAAGGTTAAAGCAGATGCATATGCAACACTGAGGTCATTTGTCCAGGAACATACATCTGATGGCTCTGTACCACTAACACAGGTAGTTGTAGCTGACCCTGAAAGTAAGACTGCAGGTTCAATAGATTTGATGCTAATTACACCAGATGGATTTGTAAAAGTTATAGACCTGAAAACGTCAACTAATCCAACTGTAAATAAAGGTGAACTATCGAGAGAATATGTGAGTATGTGGGGAACCAAAGAAGGTTCTGTATTCTATAAACAGGTAGACGATAATGGAAATCCAATAAAGTTATCAAAAGAATTACAACATGCAATACAGGTAGGAGTATATGCTAAAATGCTGGAGCTACAGGGTATACCTGTAATTTCACTACATAGTCTGCATCTGCAATTAAAGACTGAAGGAAATACAGTAAGTGGCTACAAGAATGAAGGATTAGTAGCACATCCGATAGAGGATAACCAGCCATATATAGATATAGTTGTACCAACAGCTATAGATGAAATGCACCCATCACAGTTACAGATAAACAGACCTGGATATGATTATAGCGATATAGACCCAAAGAATCCATATCTGAATGATAACAGGACACAAGCTGAGAAAAATGAAAGTAGTGATGCATTATTTGATATGGAGTCATTAAAGCCAGTAGTTAATAAGGCTATTGATATGCTGCATCAAAGGCAGGTATGGGTGCAGGATTTGAATAGAACCAAACCAGGTGCAGAAATAAAGAATTCAACAATTGACAAGCTGACGAATTTCAGAAGGTCACTAATGAAGAAGGTTGATGATAATAAATATGATCAGGTATTAGCGGATTTCATGAAATATACCAGGGAGCAGGTAGATGTAACTAATGAGTTTATCAATGATACAAATAACATCAGTAATCACAATGCAGAGAATTATCCAAGAATATTAGAACAGGCCAGCAAATTCCTGGATGGATACTGGGGA